GACGGCGGCCAGCCCTTCGGCGCGTTGTCGAGCCGCACCGGCACCTGCCTGCTCGTGCCGCCCGCGCTCGAAGAAGTCGCTCGCCAGCTCCTCAATTCCGAGTTCATGGCCGGCACGGGCGTGAGTGCCGGCGTCGCCACGACGAACATCTGGCGCAACAGCGCGGACCTGATAGTCAGCGAGTACCTGTCCTGATAATGGGCGATAAAACTGGCGTCGTGAAACACGGGCAGACGCGCCCGCCGGCGGAGAATCCTCGATGAGTTACGCGCAGCCACAGGACATGATCAATCGCTATCCCAACCGGGACCTGGTCCAGTTGACCAACGAGGATCCCACGGCGACCACCGTCAACACCGCCAGCCTCCAGCAGGCGCTCGATGACGCTTCGGCCGAGATCGACGGCTACCTCGAAGGCCGTTTCGCGCTACCGCTCGGCGATCCGCCGGCGGTGCTGAACCGGCTCTCCTCCGACGTCGCGATGTACCGGCTGCAGGCGCTGCGTCCGCTGCACGACATTGCCGATGCGCGCAAGCGTTATGAGGACGCCGTGACGTTCCTGCTCCAGGTCGCAAGCGGCGCCGTGACGCTCGGCCTTGCGGCTGACAATGCCGAGCCGCCGACGGCGCCCAACGCAGCCACGCTCAATGGACCGCCGCGGGTTTTCGATCGCTGCACTCTGAAGGGCTTCTAAGGAAACAATGGGCGTCGTACTCGACATACCGTGGGGCGGGCAGAGCTTCTCACCGCCAACCCCGCTCGACATCGCGACTATCGAGGGCGCGATCGTCGGTCAGTTGCAGACGCAGATTAGCGCGATCGAGATCGTTCACTATCCCGACCGCCCCGAGGCATACCGCATGGCGCATCGGGTCGGCGCGGCGCTGGTTTCGTATACCGGTTCGACCTACGGGGATCTGAACGACACGGGAGTGATCGTGCAGGATCGGCGGCTCGATTTCGAGGTGCGTCTGCTCGCCCGCGACCTCGGATGGGCCTACGGCGGGCCGGCCAGCGGCACCAGCCCGGGCGCCTATACGCTGCTCGAAGCAATTCGCGCCGCGCTGACCGGTTTCATCATTCCCGGATGCCGCAAGATCTATCCGGTGAAGGAACGGTTCGTCGAGCGCGACACGCAGGGTGGCGTCTTCATCTACGCGATCAACTTTGCGGTATGGACGGTCGCCGTCGAATCGCAACCCACGCCGAACTATCCGCTGTTCATCAAGGGCCTGGCGCTTGAGCAGGCGGGCCAGACGTCGGCGACTGCCACCGCAGCGGTGGTCTTCGCCTCGAACGATACGATCACGCTTGCCGCCGACAATGTGGCGAACCTTATCGTGATTGGCGCCGGCGATGTGACCTACATCCTCGGAACCGATTACACCCTCGACTCCGTCAACGGGATTATTACGCGGCTCGCAAGCGGTGCGATTGCTCCTGGAGCCGCCGTCAACATCGCGTACAGCTACGCGGACACGGTCAGCGTCGCCAGTGGCGACACGGCCCCGTTCAACACGTCCGGTAGCTGACCGGCCATCACAACCATGCGCCAACGGGCGCCCAGGAGTCGGACAGATGCCAGCGAATTTTCTTCACGGAGTCGAAACCACTGAGGTGACCTCGGGTCCGATCCCGGTCACCGTGGTTAAATCGGCGGTTATCGGACTTGTCGGCACGGCGCCCATCTGGAGCGTCACCGGCGCACCCGCGGTCAACACGCCAACGCTCGTCAGTTCGAGCGTCGATGCGGCAGCTTACGGGCCGCTCATCAAGGGCTACTCGATTCCCTATGCGATCGCAGCCATCCAGGCGCAGGGCGCCGGCCAGATAATCGTCATTAATGTTTTCGATCCGACTCGCCATACGAGCGCGATCGCCGCGATGCCTTATACGTTTTCGACCGGCGGCACGGTCAGACTCGGCCATATGGGCGTCACGATGGTGGTCGTGGGGAGTGACCCGTCGGGGACGACGTACACGGTCGGCACCGATTACACGGTCGATCCCGTCAACGGCATTCTGAGCATCGAGAGCGGCGGCCGAATCTCTGCTGGCGCCACGGTCCTCGTCGCGTTCGACTACGCCGATCCGACCAAGGTGATGGATTCCGACATCATCGGGGCGTTCACAAGCGGCGCATACTCCGGCATGCAGGCGTTCAAGACGACTTACGGCACGATGGGATTCTTTCCGAAGATTCTCATCGCGCCCGGCTACTCGCAGAACGCCGACGTGGCGAGCGCGCTCACCACGATGGCCATGACGCTGCGGGCGATCACTCTTGTCGATTCGCCGCCGAGCACGCCGACCGCTACCGCGATTGCGAATCGCGGCGTCGCCGGCAACGCGTTCGATACCAGCTCGAGCCGCGTCGTCCTGTGCTATCCGCAGGAGACCTTCTTCGACACCGGCGTCGATCCCACGACCGGCCAGAGTGTGAATGTCAACGCGGTCGCACCGTTCTCGCAATGGGTGGCGGGAGCGATCGCAGCGAAGGACCTGGCCAAGGGCTATTGGTGGTCGCCGTCGAATACTCAGATTCAGGGCGCACTCGGCCCCGACGTCGCGCTGTACGCATCGATCATCGATCCGGCATCCGACGTCAACAACCTTAACGCGCAAGGTATCGTTACCGTCTTCAACAACTTCGGCACCGGACTGCTGGTGTGGGGCAACCGCTCGGCGTCCTATCCGACGAGCACGGCGCCCGACAATTTCATCAACGTCCGTCGGACGATGGACGTAATCGAGGAATCGGTCGAGCTGGCGATGCTGCAGTTTATCGATCAGCCGATCTCCAACGCTTTGATCACAGCGATTGTCGCAAGCATCAATTCGTTCGTCCGCACCCTGATTCAGCGCGGCGCGCTGGTGGCCGGGAGCGCAAGCTTCAATCCGGCCGAGAATCCGCCGAGCCAGGTGGCCGCCGGTCAGCTCGTCTTCGATATCGACGTGATGCCGCCGCCGCCGGCCGAACGAATCAGCTTCAACGTCACCATCGACATCAACCTGCTGCAGCAACTTGGCCAGACCAGTCCGCTTAACACCGGCAGTGTGCCGGCAGGCGCCTAGAAAATAAGGAGACCATCAGATGGATCTGTCGGTAAATCGCATCACTAACGCCAACGTTTATGTCGACGGCCTCGGGCTGCTCGGCCGCGCCGAAGAGATCGACGTCGCGCAGCCGCGCCACCTGATGGTCGATCACAAGGGTCTCGGGATGGCGGGCGTCGCCGAATTCTGGGCGGGCGTCGCCAAGCTCGAGTCGAAAATTAAATGGTCGTCGATCTATCCGGAAGCGCAGCTGATCGCGAACAGTCCCTTCCAGGCCCATTCGTTCCAGGTGATGGGCAGCCTCGAGCAGTACACGAGCCAGGGCCGCTCCGCCGAGCTGCCGCTGGTGTACCTGATGACGGGCATTTTCAAGGACGCCGGATCGCTCAGCTTCAAGTCGCATGAGAACGTCGACACCACGTCTGTCATCTCCGTTTACCATACGGAGCTGTACGTCGCGGGCGCGCAGATTTTCATGTACGACGTGATGGCCAATCTGTACGTCGTCGGCGGCGTCGACCAACTCTCCACCTTCCGATCGAACCTGGGCGAGTAGCGGAAACCATGCGACAGCATCATGACCCGCCAGCATCGGTCCGCCTCGGATCAGCCGCTAGAGCAAGGAGCGCAAATGGCAGTTGACACTTTCAGCGTCAACGGCGTGCCGATAAGCCCGATTGATCCGGCCGCCGAACGGGCGATCGTGCTGCCCTCAGGCCGTCGGGCGACGATCCGCCGCGGCTTCGGTCGCGACCTGATGCGTGCGCAGCGCGCCGCGCAATCGGCCGAGCCCGCCGCGATCATTTTCGCCCTGATCGCGGAGCTCGCCAAAATTGACGGCGCCCCGTTTCTCTATGAAGACGTCCTCGGCATGGATCTCGCCGACGTGATGATGCTTCAGGAGGAGGTAGTCGGCGGAAATTTTCCGGCGGCGGCGTCCCCCACGCCGCCGTTCTCGCCGGACTCGTCAGCTTCGGTTTCGGATTCTCGGAACTAGCCGCGATGACGATCGGCGAACTGACTTTCTGGATCGACGCCTCTGCGCGCTACGTCCGCTCGGCGAGCAACGCCGACGCGGTTGGGGGCAACGACGACGCTTCGAGGCGGCGCTGAAGGATCGCACGATTTCTGAATGGTAAAGCGATGATGAGCACCCGAATTTTTATCGGCAACCTGAGCTTCGCGATGGACGACGAAGCGCTGCGCGGAACTCTCTCGCGGCTCAGCAGCGTCACTGACGAGAAGATCGCCAGCGCCGAAGTCATCCATGATGGCGATACCGGCCATTCGCGCGGTTTTGCGATCGTCGAGCTGGCCGGCGCCGGCGATGCCCGTCAGATGATTGGCGATCTCGACGGCGTCCAGGTGATGGGCCGCACGTTGCGCGTTCAGCTGGCGCGTCCGTCGCAGAGTCGTCGCTCTTCGGGCGATGTGCGGGCAAAGAGGCGCGCATGAGCGCGCGCGGAAAATACACAGGCCGGCTGACCGGCGCTATCGGACAATGGTCACGCGGGGTAAGTCAGATCGGTTCACGCGCTGCGCAAGCGGCTCGTTTCGCAGGTGCGATGACGGGTCGGACGATGCTGCGTCAGATAGCTCCGATTCCCTCCCGCCTGGGCGCATCCGCCGCAATCGCCGGTCAGACGGCTCAAGCGGGGCGCGGGCGGACCTCGATGGACGCTGCGGAGCGCGCGGCCGGCACGCTTCGAGCAGCCGGTAACGCAGCGAGCGCCGCCCAGTCGAAGGTCGCGGCGAGGCGTCAGTGGCAGGCCGCGCCGGTCAACGATAAATCGAGCGAGAACAGTTCACGATCAGCACGCCGCTTCAACGATAACCTGCTGGCCGTCGGGAGCCGGGGCCTATCTATGCCACGAGTGTCATTCGGCTCCGCAGGCTCCCGGACATCTTCGGTCGGATCCGTCGACTCGCGCTATGGCATCGGCGCGGCTCGCGAGGCGGTTCGCAAATTCGCTTCTCCCGACGGCGGATCCCGGAGCCGCGGCGCAGACATATCCAGCTTCGCCCGCGCCGCTGAATCGATCGGTTCCTTAGGACGACCCATCGGTACTGGCTCGGTCGCCGGAGCCTCGTATGCTTTCCACGTCAGCAATCTAAACTCAGCCGCCGCGGATCTCGGTCCCGCACAGGCATCGCGGCAATCCGGGCCCATCTTCGAGGCGAGCTCAACGGACGGTTCGCAGCAATTCGCGCCAGGATCGGCATCAACTCCGTTCAATCGCGCTGTAGTCACCGGCTCTTCCATTCGAACGGCTTCACTTTCTGCGATTGCCTCACCCGCCGGCGGCCGTCTCGCGATCGCGGCCAGTCCAATTGAATTTGCACCGTTGCGCCTCACCGATCCTGTCGCAGGTGGTCGAGGGAGCGGCACTGCGGCCGGAATCATCGTTAATTCCTCGCCGACAATAATCATTCAAAACGGCGAGCCGGGACAGATCGGTGACGCCGTAATCGACGCACTAAGGAACCATCGTGCAGAGCTTTACGAAGAAATCTACCAAGAGGCGCGCCGGCGCCTGCGGTCGGACTTCTGATGCCCGCGGCGATTTTCGAGTATCGAGGTAATGATGTTTGCCATTCTTGGTGAGATTGAGTTTGCCGTGTTGGGTTCTCCCGAACGGTTCGACTCGCGCCGCACGTACACCTATGCGGAGCATCAGGTGGTCGAGGATCGGCCACATCTGCAATGGATATCCGACGGCCTCGAAACGATCACCCTCGAATTGCTTATGCACGCGTCGTTCACAGATCCCGGCGCGCAGCTCGCAGCCTTGCAGGCCGCGGGCGACGACCATCAGGCGCGCGCACTCGTCTTCGGCAGTGGGGAACATCGCGGCTACTTCGTCCTGACCGCGCTCGGGGTGCATTCGCGCCAACTCGATGCGAACGGATACCCCATTGCAATTTTTGTGCGTGTCGAACTTAAAGAGTGGGCGATCGCTGAAGAACTCGCGGCGGCCGCGACGTTGATACCGCAAACCACGCCTCTTGCTGTCGCCCAATTGGCGCCCGGCTCCACTGCGCTTATCGCCGCGCAGACGTCGCCGGCGTCTTCTCTCGCGGGTGTGTCGGCCGTACTTTCGAGTCCGTTTCCCTCGGGCCCGGCTGGTCCGTCAATGCAGGCGGGCGACGTGCCGATTAGTCAGATCGTGCGGAGTGCAAACTAACTATCCATCCGATGATGGCAAAGGCCCGCGAAGACTCAATGAGCACAGCAACTTACATCGAACATATGACCACCGCGGGCGAGCGATGGGACCTTCTGGCATGGGTCTACTACGGCGACCCAACGCTCTATTCGTCG